GTGAAAAAAGTTGAGGTTAAACCCGAATGGCCCAATAGAGGTCTTAACCTCTCATCTCTGACAATAAATTTTACAGAAGATGAGGTGACGATGGCCGGCTGCGATACTACCCCTTTACTTGATATTTCAGGTTCAGGGTTTAGCAACATGCCGGGCAGTTGTGGTACGCCAGCCAGCACCGCACCGGTATGGGCGAACACAGCAGCAGGTACCTGTGAGGTAGAGAACGGGCAGTTTACCGGCTACCTCTTAACCCCGCAAAAAGATCAAAACCCGGATTCGGGAACTTACGGACAGACCCGGACAAATCGCACGCTGAATACTGCAATGTGCCCTTTACCGGCTCCTAGGACGTATAAAAACACCGAAATCCTGGATTTTGTTGCCAGAAACAACTGCCCAACGGGCTATATCGGGGAACAAGTCTTATTCTCTGTGGCGGCCGGACAGTTTACCAGCACTGTTAACCAGGCTGATGCCCAATTAAAAGCACAGGCTTATTTCGATGCCAATAAACAGGCTTATGCAAATGAGAATGCTGTTTGCTCCGCAGATGAATATTTCCCGGTGTACAATGAATTTGGGTGCTTCATGTATCAGATGCAAAAAGCGAACGGTATACCACGTCGATCCACTCTGGAAGAAAACCAAATCTACGCTGTAGAAACAGGTTCGGACGGACAACCTTGTTTAGGTGCCATAGAGTAAACGCTTATGAATTTAAGAATTTTTTATCTTAAAGAAACCTTTAAAGATAAAAAATGGATCCAACCTGTGCCCTGGGCTGTGCTGATGAAGAAGCAGTATTGCCCTTATTTATTCAAGATGAATGCGTACCCGCCGTAGAGTTCGGGGAGATTTCAGAAATTTTCCTCGGTATCCCTGGCAATCCTTTCGTAACCGGTGACCTGGCAGAATGGACTGCCCGTTTAGGCGCTACTGATAACACCAAGATTATACGTGTATTGGTTATCGGCGACCGACCTCGTTCAACTGCTGCTGCTCCTTTGGTATTATCTGGGGGTAGAAAAGTAACAGTACCGCGTGATTTTACCGTGAATTTCAGCATTGATGATGTAAGCGTCGCCAACCACGAAGCTGTACGGCAAATCCAATGTGGCGGTAATTATACGGCATGGTATCGTACTTCGGAGAGTAAAAACTACTTCGGCGGCTTGTCCGGCATACCAAAAGCTTTTATTGATGCGGATTTAGTTATCCCACGGGAAAAAGCAGGTATTATGACTTACGAAGGCACTATCACCTGGAACGCACGTTTTATGGAAGAAATGTTGCCCTTCCCATTAGCATAACACACCCCAACTACATAGAAAGCTGCTCCGTAAAGCGGCTTTTTGTGTTTATATTGAGTTATGGCAGCACCTAAATTTAACCAGTTCTGGAAAGAAAGAAGCAAACATGGGAGGGATTTAATCTTTTCTTCTCCTACTGTGTTATGGGAGGCAGCTTGTGAATATTTCGAAGCTACAGACAAAAGAAAGTGGGTTAAAGTTGATTGGGTAGGGAAGGATGCGAAAAAGGTTAACCGTGAGACCGAAACACCTTATACGATTTCAGGTCTTTGTTTATTCTTAGATATTGATGAAGATACTTTTAATAACTACGGAACCAAACCAAACTATGAAGATTTTTTCGGTATCGTATCGCGCATAAAACGGGTAATCTACACACATAAGTTCGAAGGTGCTGTTGTGGGTGCTTTTAACGCCAACATTATAGCCAGGGATTTAGGGTTAAGAGAAAAAACGGAAAACGTCAACACGCATAAATTCGGAGCCGAAGCCGACGAAGAAGAGTATGTTGATTAGTGAGCCAAAACAGCCCGCCTTAAAGTTAAAAAGAAAGTGGTTTAACCCGCTTTACTTTATCCTGAATGAAATTGTAAAAGACCCTACTATAAGAACCGTTTTTGTTTACGGGGGTAAGTCTTCTTCCAAAACAGTTTCCATTTCTCAAATCTTAAGTAAAGAAGCTTTTGTTAAAGGAGACAATACCATTGCCTTTAGAAAAGAATCTTCTACCATTCAGACTACGCTTAAAAAGTCTTTTAACCTGGCCATAAAAAGTATGCGGCTTAAGGCGGCATTTGAAACGCTCCTATTTATGTATCGCTGCATAAAAGGCAGTGAAATAGTACTGAAAGGGTTGGATAGTGAGGAAAAAGCCAAAGGGATTGAATCTTACAAGTATGTTTATCTTGATGAGTTAAATCATTTCGAAAAAGAAGAATACGAACAGTTTAATTTATCCCTTAGAGGTATTCCCGGCCAAAAACTATTCGCTTCGTGGAACCCAGTAAGCGAAACCTCCTGGATTAAAACCGATGTATTAGATAATTACACCTTTACCGATACTGATGCATTTGGCTCCTTACCTGCCCCGGATTCATCAATAAAAATATCTGATAATGGTAAAATTATCCTGATTAAAACCACATACCCTGATAATTACTGGATAGTTGGTAGTCCCTGCGGTACTTACGGCTATAGAGATGAAAACTTAATTGAAGAATATGAATCACTTAAAGCCCGAAACTTTAATTCTTACCGGGTTAACGTTAAAGGGGAGTGGGGCAAGGTGCAGACCGGAAGTGAATACGCACATAAGTTCGATAAGCTCAAACACGTAAAGAAAGTATCTTACGATCCTAGTCTGCCCATTCATTTAACATTAGATTTTAACGCCATTCCCTACATGACGGGGCTTTGTGCCCAACTGGACTTAAACGCACCGGACGGTCGTAAAAAGCTTAGGTTCTTTCGGGAGTATTGCTTACCGCCTCCCCGTAACACTACCGAAGATATATGTTCTGCTTTAGAATCTGAGTTTGGCCACCGCATGCGGGGCTTATTCTTCTACGGAGACCCCTCCGGCCGCAACCGGCAAACAGTGAGCAAACAATACCGTGACAACTTCGATGTAATCGCTAAGAAGCTACACAAGTACCTGAACAACTATTCGGATAGGGTGCTACGCTCACATCCTGACCTGCTAAAGAGTCGCGACTTTCTGAACGACCTGTTAGCAGGTACCTACGGAATAGATGTTGAGATAGATGAGAGTTGTGTTAAGCTTATTGAGGATTTGGAGTATGCCAAACAGGATGCTAACGGCGGGGTATTAAAAACAATGGTTAAAGACAAGGATACTAAAGAAAGTTACCAAAAATATGGTCACACATCTGACGCATTTAGGTACCTAGTAGTCCCACTATTCGAAAATATCTACGAAAGTTAGTAAATTAAAAGAAACACTTCCGATACATGACGACCGAACAAGCGCTTTTAATCTTACAGAAAACTATTGCTGATGACCTGCGCCATACCGACTATGATAGAGTAGTAGAACTTGCCGAATGGTACCACAAAGTTATCACGGGTAAAGATATAAATACGCTGTTACGCCGTTTTGTTCGCCGGGAAGACCCTGTAATGTTTGAACAGCGGGAGCTCATGACCGTTGCTATTACACCGGCTGTATCAGAAACTTTAGTTACCCCTTTTTACCGGGTTGGCAGGCTGGAGAACGTACGCAAACAGTTAACCTATCCCGATGGACAGAGTGGAGCTGATAAGAAGCTGGAAGAGCTTAATAATCGAATTGCGGCTTTTTGGGGAAAGGAAAGTTTAGATAAATATTTAGCTACCCGTTTCATTCAATTAGGTTCTACCGATCCTAACGCCTGGTTAGCGGTAGAGTTCAGTGCTTTCGATGGCCGGTACGAAAAAGCAAGACCATATCCGACTGAGTTCAGCGCTAAAGAAGCGATACACTTTGAGATTATCAACAATGAAACCCAATGGTTGATTGTTCGAAAAGCTCATGTGGTTGAAAAGAACAAAATTAAGAAACCTGGGTTCCGGTACCTAATGTACCTGCCTAACGATGTACTTGTTTATACCCCCTACTATGATGATGCAGAGTTTACTACCGAACAGGTAAAACCAAACGCAGCCTTTACCGAAACCGGTATAGAATTTTGGCTTAACCAGGGGCAAAAGTACACCTTAACACAGTACCAGCCTAAAGGCGGTATGGTTCAGGCTATGCGGGTAGGGTATAAGCTGGATATGGAAACTAACGGACGCACTTTTGTAAATCCTTTTCACGCCGCCAAGCCTTACTTTGAAAAGTCTATCAAAGCCGTATCGGAATTAGACTTATCTGTAGCCTTGCACGTGCACCCGCAAAAAATTCAGCGCGTAGAACCTTGTCCGGGGGAAGGGTTCTTGACCTGTAACAGTGGGAAAGACCCGAACGGCGGAACGTGTCAAGCATGTGGCGGCACTGGCAAGAAAACGGTAGTCAGCACCACTGCCCAAGACATTATCGAAGTAGACTTTCCTAAAAGCAATGCTTTAAAAGGAGATGTTGTTGCTTTAAACGACATTGTTACCTATGTCAACGGTACGCCTATCGACGTGTTGAAATTCTTAGATGACTACATTGATAAGCTGGAAATAAAAGCTATTAAAGCGGTCTACAACTCTGATGTAATTTCTAAAACCACCATTGCTCAAACCGCTACGGAACGGATAGAGAATAAAGACGAAATGTACAACACCTTGCAACCTTTCGCGGAGCATTTCTCTACGGTTTGGAAGCATGTGGTACGTCTCATTGCCGCTTTTACCGATAATGGTGAAGGGTTAAACCTGGTGCATGAATTCCCGGCTGATTTTAAGCTTAAAACAGTAAATGAACTACTGGGTGACTTGAAACACGCCCAGGATTCCGGAGCCAGTGCTTTTGTTATTCAGGAAATAGAAAAAGATATTGCTTCTAAACTGTATGTTGATGATGAAACGCAATTCAGGAAGTACAAGGTAAAAACCCGCTTCACTCCATTTATTGGGAAGGAAGTAGAAGATATAAAATGGATATTCGAAACCGGCCGGGCAACCAAGGAAGAGGAAATACTCTGGACACACTCTGATACTATTTTTGATGAGTTGGAAAACGAAGTACCGGGCTTCTTCTTGTTCACCTATGATAAGCAGTGGTTGCAAATTAAACGCAAAGTAGAAGAGATACAAGCTAAGTTACCTAAAGAGGCTATTGCTATTCCCTTTAGGAATACAGACAGTGAAGATTTAGAAACTTTAAACTTAAATACCGTTGTAGCATGAATACCTACGCCTTTCCTGACTTCACTATTGAATATAACCCCGAAACCGGAGCAGTAACGACCAAATACCCGGATGGTACGTATTGCCCGGTACAAGTCAACCCCGATCACGAATACCACGGCAACCTGCTTTATATTTCCGGTGGTGAGTATAACCTGCTACACGAATTGGCGCACCATGTTGTAGGTAAAGCAATGGGTAATAAAACCTGCCCGATTGTGTGGGCTAGTGCCCATCAATTACCAATGCCACATAATGCTCAGTTGTTAGAATGGTATATCACAGCCCTTAGTTACTTTACTTTGAATACCTCCATGCGTGACCCGAAAGAGTGGGGCGCTATTCAAGACCTTGCAAAAGTGAGTGATGTGTATAGGCTAAGAAAAAAGTTATTGCGTGTCTATAAAATTCTGAAATTCAGAAGTATTTAATCTCTTTATTTCGTAAGTTTAACGATCTAACATCCTACCTCTAGCCACCCGTTTTACGCGGTGTCCAAATGGACGCCGTGCTAGTAGTAGGCGCTCCCGGTTATTATGAAAATAGAAAATAGATAAGTTATGGAGAACATTAATTCTTTTAAAGGAACAGAATGCCTGGTGTGTGGAGTGCCTAGCAAAATGCATAATACTGCCTGTGGTTGGTTGAACGCTAATATTATATTAAACCCTCAAGATAAGGAACAGGAAGATTATATGAATAAGCAAATTGCTGCATATAAAGAGGCTGGACTTAATTACCCAATCTTTACAAATGTTGATCAGAATATTAACCAGCGAATCTGTTATAAGACAAGCAAGACATGCCCTTATAATTGTTCAGGTCTGTGTAGGGATTCATATTAAGAAATTTATATGGAAGCTTACCACGTTTACCCTGTCAACGATTTAGAGGAACACGATACCGAAGAAACACCATTGTTCCCGGATAAAGAAACAGGGCTGTATTGCCGGTGTAAATGTAAACCTAGTGAGAGTTGGGAGAATGGATGCTTACTTATCGTTCATAACTCCTTTGATGGAAGAGAAGGAGTAGAGTTAGCAAACGAAATTTTAAATAGCTAAATATATGATTACACAAGTTAAGAAAATCATTGAGGCGGCCCTTAATGATGATAAACAAAGGGTTAGTTCATATGCAAAGGTAATATCCGAAAATTTAATTAAAGAGGGTAAGCATAGAGAAGCAAGAATGATAATGCGCGCTATAGAGCCTGAAAACCCACTTTATCATTCTGATCCGGTTTCATTGGACAATCAAATAAAATAACTATGCTAACCATCCTAATAATCATTACCACCCTAATCCTTATTCTGCCGCTATTTATATTTCTGGCAGCTCCTAAAGACGTGCTGAAAGATGATTACCAGGAAGAAAAGGTTGAGAATGTTGATGAAGATTATATAAAAGATTAATTATGAGCAGAAAGAAAAAGCTCAATTTCATCATTCCGTTGGTAGTATATCCTTTTGATGTAATGGTATCATTTGGAGAAACTGAAAACGAAATTATAAGGATTTTGGAGAGTCTTGAGCTTTCAGAGAGTGATATTACATTAGCTCTTTTTCACAGCGATACGATAAACGGCAGGGCTGTGATGTTTGAAAGTAATCAGACGTTAATCAGGTTAAGAAATTTTCCAAAATCTCCAGAAGAGTATGGAGTTCTGCACCATGGAATCTTTCATGCAGTAACCTTTATAATGTCGAAAATAGGCATGGAACTAATTATTTTAAAAAGTGATGAAGCTTACGCCTATTTGATTCAATATTTAACACGTGAAATTTACGAAAGAATAAACTATGTACGCATTACTAGTAGGTAACCTCTAAAAAGGAAATTGATTAATAGTTTGGCATGAAGCGAATAAACTAGCCTGGAAAGGTAGGCCGCAAGAAGTGATAGCCCTGACGCTTTATATGTTTGAAAAGAACCAATCGCAAAGATGGAGTGAAATAGATAAACTATTGATTTTTATACTAAAATATGAATAAAGGACACCGTCATGAAATTAAGATGCTGAAATATAAAAAGCGTCTGGACAAGTACGGGTTAAAAGAAGGAGAGGGCAAGTTATTTGCCTTTAGAAGCCACGGTGCACCCTGTTCTTGCCATATATGCAGCCATACTAAATATAAACGCGCAGAAATTAAGAAAATAAGATATAACATGCATTTTATTGATTAATGTTAGATTTAACTAAAGCCAGAGAAACATTCAAAACTATTTTAGCTACTCAAGATGCAGCAGCTATACGGGAATGGAAAGTACGTAATGAAAATCGCAAGTTGAAAAACCATGAAAAATCAAATATTCAATAAAGAAGGCACCCGGATGTTGGGAAGAGTTTTACGGAAAACATTTGTTTCCTGTATTGTTCTAGGCTTCTTTTACGGATATGCCAGACTCCAAGGTTCTACACATGTAGAAGCTTTATACTGCCGCTATATTTATCACTATTACTTGCGTGATAATAAATTGGTTGGCTAATCTTTGGTGTAAATAGCCATAAATTATCAATATAAATGTCCAGAGAGGAACAACTAGCCACCGAACGCATGAACTACCTGCTTAAGCAACAAGAAAGCTTAGAGAAGGTGGTTACGGGCTTGCAGCGTGTTCTTTACGAAGTTATCCTGATCAACCTGGAACAAATCAGCAAAGATCCGACCGTTATAGATGTGCTCTTCCGGAAATTTACCCGCGACCATCATTTAAAAGTAATCAATCAATTTGCCAACGACATCATGCAAGTAGGCAAAAAGAATGACGTATACTTTAGATCCTTACTTGAATCGGATATCCCTAAAAACTACGCTGACCTTAAGAAAGAAGCTGATACCTTGCTGTTGCAGCGCTTCGGGCTTACAGAAAAAGGGGAGTTAGTAGAAGAAGGTTTTTTAGATTCGTTTGTAAAAGACCCCACTATTAAACGGGAACTAAAAGCCTACGCTTATAAGAGCCAGGTAAGCGGGGTAGGGCTGGAAAAGTTTAAACAAGGGTTTAAAGATTTGATTTCACCAACAGAGGGGCAAGGCTCTTTGCAGAAATTTTACGGTACGTTTGCCACAGATACGTACAACCAGGCTGATGCTATGATTCAGGAACACTTTGCTGTTAAACTGGACCTGCAAGCTGCATTGTATTTGGGTGGTACTATAGAAGGTACCCGCGACTTTTGCCGGATTCGCAATGGCAGGGTTTTTACCAGGAAGGAGATAAAGCTTTTTGGAACCTCAAAAGACACTTACGGAGGCTATACTAATAAATCAGAAGGTAAGTTTAACGGCAAGCCTAAAGGCGGCTACGATCCGTTAATTGATAGAGGGGGCGCGAATTGTCGTCACGCAATAAATTGGCTCACTAATAAACAAGCTATGCGCCGCCGTGATGATTTAGAGTTAAATGATAAAGGAGAACTATTAGTTAAGGGCTAATAATTGTTGTTCTCTCAATTCAAAACCTTCAATTATAGCGTTGGTTATTGCTTTGCGGTAATCATTTGAGAATTCACCTACATGGCTACCAAATTCGCTTAAGTGATCAGAGTTTACCCTTCCTTTGAATTTTACACTTACAAGTTTACCATTGTCAATAGTTCCAACCGGTGAAATCCAAGGGATTATCCTAAACTGACAGAGGTAAGAAATATAAACACCCATCTTAAAGTCAAAAGGGAAAGTATGAAAATTATTAATTGGCGGCATATGTTTATAAATAGGGTTGTTCATATACCACTTATTAAAATCTTCTCTGGTTATGACAGTTGAAGGTATAATTGGATTATCCATTTTGTTTTTAGAGTTAGTAGATGGAGAGTTAAGGGTTAAAGGTTAGTACTCTGAAAAGGAATGTCAATAGGTACAATCTTATCACCTTTCAAAACGTAAAAACAACCTTCACCATCTACAAAGTAAGTTTCACAAGTACCTATAAAATCCTTTATTTTTTGAATTTGCTCTTCTGAATTTTTAGGAACAGTAAAGGTTACTGTATATCCTTTGTTAGGTATTTCTTCCATAATTACGATTGATAAAAGGTATATGTAGGCTCCGGTATATAATCGGTATCCCACTGTGGTGGTGCAGGAATTAACATATCCACGCTGCTAATGCCGTTGAACTCCCATTTATGTTCACCTTCTATAAGAAATGAGAATCTAACCTTTTTAAAAGCTCTTACATTATTGCTTATAAAATGATGTAACTGTGTTTGTTCAAACATTTTACTTAAATTCTTTATAGCATTATCTTCATTTATACTGTCTATACCTTTGTAGAACTCCCCTAAATCCTTGTACCTTTTAAATCCCTCCCAATTAACGAATTCTTTCATTTCCACCATATACCGATCCTTATTTTCATTAATATATTCCTTCATTGCTGCTTCAAACAGTGTATTGATGTCGGGAAATGATTTACACAAACTTAGCACGTCTGAATGTTTTAACTCTAACTTGCTGAGCATGTGGGTTGTAAAGCACCCATGTTCCGGTTTAACTTCTAAAGTGGCAGAAGGCAAGTCAAGCGAATTGGAGCCCATATAAGCCGTAGCTGTAAACTTAGGGCTGTAATCTTCTAAATCTGGTATGTTAAATGTACACATAGCTTTAATCTTCTAAATTAAACTGGGTGGGTTTCGAAATTCTCTTTCTAGCCTTAAAACTTTCTTTACTTTCCCGGTTTTTATTATTGCCAAGCAAGCCGGCCACAGCATTAGGATTAAGCCTGGCCGCAATAAACTGGCTTAGCTTAACCCTTTCCTTTTTACGATGGGTAGTATCAAGTAATATTTTCTTTGGTTGTTTCATAATATTATCATAAAGATATTAACTAGAAAAATAGTCCCCATGGTTGAGTTTTCTAAGCTTATGATATGCTTCCTGTATAGAGATTTCTTCTAATCCATATGGCTGTCTGAAACCATTTTCTGTAACTGCAAAGCCCACTGGGACAAATGCTCTCATTACGGAACGGATTTCAACTCCGGATTCTCGTAAAGCATTAATCATTTCGCTTTCTGGTAAAAAATCGTCTTCATCTATAATCATAATTATTGATTTTTTAAGAACCCTGCTTTAAAATAGATACAATATACCTTAGATCAGTTATTTGTTCCTCCCGCGCCTTTAAAAGCTGCTTCAATACACTATTTTCTGCCTTATACCTTATTTGCTCTTTTTCTTCTTCGGGTAACACCGGCGTTAACAGCATGTCACCTTCTCCCCGTAACAACCACTCCGCCGAAACATCAGGGTAGGCAATAAGTATTTTTGCAATCACTTTAAAGCTAGGAGTAGTAGGCTTGCTGCTATCAGGAAAGTAATTTAAAATAACAGATGGGGCAACATCCGTTTTACGGGCCATAATCGAAGCATTCCCGTTTTCGAAATGATTCAGGATAGCTTGCAAACGTCCTTTCAGGGCGTCCGCTACAGATTCGGCGGCAGCATTTATTTCGGATATGGTTTTGTCTATGCTTTGGATTTCTCCTTCTTTCATATTCAATCTTCTATTTGATAAATAGTAGTGATGATAAGGTTAACTACTTTAGCCTTCTTTAATTTCTCAACATCACCGCTACCTGAATAGGTTAAATATTCCGGTTTAGTTAGCTTACCTGAAGAACTGAATTTAGCGTTTTCTATAGGACCAAAATCATAACTAATACTATGCCCATCTTCATATTGAACACCCCAATATTCACCATTTAATTCCGATACCTGCTCCGTTCTCGTAATTCTTGTTTCTTTCATGTAGTTTAAATTAATCTACTATCTTCCTAAAAATTAATTCATACTTAACAGAGGTATCTTCATCAGGTACTATTGTAGCATTGATTGTATCTGTTAGCTTAAGAACGTTATAGGCATGAATTAGCTTATTACCAGCATCACTTACAGCATTTTTAAGAATAGTAGATTCCAATTCCTTCATTCTTACCTCTTGCTCAGCTATGTATTTATCTGTTTCTTCCTGAAACTTCCGGTGTTCTTGCATTTGCCGTTCAAAGTCCGCTCTTTCTTTTTCAATATCGAAGGTTGGTGTATTGTTCATTTTAGTTTTTCTTATTGATAAAGTAAAAAATAGCCTTGAATAGTAACAACCAACATATTGTTACAATAAAAACAAACAAGGCTCCATAAACTGCATAAATCATGGGATTATTTATCATATATTCTTTTCTAAAAGCTTGTTTATTCGTTCAGGGGTTGTTATCTGGATTCCAATCTTCTGCATTAACTTTCCGTACCCCACTTGTTCTTTAACAAAGCTTTATAACGCTGTTCTTCCGCTATATCTTTAGCCTCAATTGCATCTTGAGCATAACAAGACACAACCATGCGATCTTCATTATCAAAAGTATGAGTTAAATCTCCGGGTTGTAAATAGCCCTTATCGTTATTTATAAAGACTTCAGCATTTCCTGCTTTGTCAATTAGAATCTTATAGGGTTTTAGATCTTTCATAAAATTAAAAATTATATTTCTTAAGTACAGGCAGTAATTTAGCTTTAGTATCTTCTGTAAAGGGTTTCTTGCCTGATTTTATCTTGCTTAAATATGCACGCGGTAACCCTGCTTCCTTTTCTATTTGCCGGGCCGTTGGCAGGTTCTCCAGGAAAGATAAAAGCGTTTCTTTAGTAAGTTCAGGCATAACTATAAATAAAAAATCCGGAACACTTACGCGGTTCCGGTTTACGTGCCTAATACGCTGTCAGGGGCAAGCCTTGCACGTGTCTTTACCCACGGGGTAGTAGCTTTCTCCGGCTTTTAAATCTAGCTTGATTAGTGTCTCAGTTTTCTTTGGCTACTAAAGAACTACACTCTTACGCGGCATAGTATTACGCTTTAAAACTGTGGCTGCATCCGATTTTTCCTATAGTTTACGTGCGTCCATAGCACAGGTCGGCAAGTTTCGGACCCGCAAAAATCGGGAAAAGCGCACTGAATACGGTTTAAACGCGGGGGCTTGCACCCTATTTTTGACTATCCTTCGCGTTGATGCACTACCAATAGTTTTATAAAGTAAATATAATACATTATACGTTAGGGTGCAAACTTATTTGCACTAGATAGTATATTTATTTTTCTCCTTACCTCCTATTACCCCACCCCACAAAAGAGAGGATAAACCCTAACCAAGCTTCAATAGCTTAACCTGTCATTCTTAATACCACAAATACCCTCTATTCAGGTCTCTAATAGCCACTTTGGGTCACGACACCGCTTATAGCCTGTTAATATTATGTATTTTCCTATTCAAAGATTTATAAGGATATGCAAACAGGTGAAGAAAAAATAACGGTTACCCGCACCTTGCCTAATGGTAAAGAGCAGACCAGAAAAATGACTAAAACGCAATATGCGCTTTTAGGGTCTAACCCCGGTTGGCAACAAGCCAAAGCCCGGAAACCTAAAGAAGCAGAAGGTAACCCGGAAGAACCAGCCCCAGGAGAAGAGTTCCCGGCAGGTAAAGTGCCCGAAACTCCAACGGCTATGGTTAAAAATAGTGCTAAATCAAACAAAGAATAACATGGCTAACGAACAATTAAAATCTATTGGTACCGGTGAAGTGATGGAAGCGCCACAGGGCACGTTCAAAAAAATGCAAGACCCTAAAAGTCCGACCTACTTTCTAAGAAGCAAATTTACCTTAGAAAAAGAAGATACCACCCCGGCAGAAGCTAAAGCTTCTAAAGTAAAAGCCCCGGAAGAAGGCAAATAATACCAAACCTTACTATTGCATAATGCGAGCGGTAAATCCAGCGGCGTAAAGCGTTTCCTGAACAGCTGAATAGTAAGGGTTATTGTGATGCAGCTAAGGAGCGAATGGATTGACTACCGGGAGAGACCGGGGCTGTAGTGGTAGGCACTTAGGGCGTCATAGCCTAAACAGCACAAAAATTAAACTGGACTATCCGTTATGGAGAAATTATTATTGGCGTATGTGGCGACCACGTTAGGAGTTGCCGAAGATGAGGTGATGGAACTACTTAAAGATTCCGAAGATGCAAACCCGATTTTAGAATTGCATAAAGTAAAAGTTAAAGAACGCTTTGATGATGGCTATAAAAAAGCCGAACGAAAGGTGAAAACAGACTTTGAAAAAGAAATCAAGGAAAAATTTGGGCTTAAATCGGATAAACAAGGCATCGAACTTGTAAGCGAAGTTTTAGAGGTAAATAACAAGGAAACTTCATCGGAACAGGATCAAGAAGAGAATAGGAACAAGCAAATCTCTTTAAAAGACCTTCCAGAAGAACTTGTGAAAAAAACCAGGTGGTATCTCGATAAGGAAAAAGAGGTAAGCTTGGTTAAAGAGCAAACCGATAAAGAGTGGCAAGCAAAGTGGAGTGCTAAAGAGGCGGAAGATGCCAAAAAAGAAACTTTTAAAACTGTTGTTGATCGTGCCTTACCTTTATTTAAAGGTTTAGACCCGCTTCTTCCATTAGACGCTAAAAAAGCCGAAAACCAGGTAAGAGAATTACTTATAAATAAACTGGAAGGCTATGATTACGAAATTATTAAAGACGATAGGGGTAAAGTAGTAGACATCCTGGTTTTAAACGCCGATGGCAGCAAAAAAACAGACGATTACGGGAATACTTTCGGGTTTGATAAACTAGTAAAGCAGGTTACGGATGAAAATTTTGAGACAAAAGTCGCACAAGACCGGTCGTCTCCGGGGATAACAACCAGCACCTCGACAACAGGACAAAAGCAGTATAATGGCCCTCAGCCTCGCACTCTGGAAGAAAGAAATAAGCTGTTAACCGATAAAAGTTTGACTATCGAGCAGCGCAATGAAATTCAGAAGGAGTGGGAAGAAAAACATACTTCTAACGTCTAAAAACCTAAAAAAATGGCCTTTGATGCCTCTCAACTACCCGATATTATATTAAAGCTTGACAATATGGCGGCTAATGCCAACATATTGAAAGAGTACCAGCCCCAGATAGCGGGATTACGATTAATTCAGAAAAACCAAACGGCTTCCTTAGACCCAATTACCTCGCAGCTTGCCCGTAATGACAAAGACTATTACGATGGCAAGGTAAAGGTTACCTGGTTAACCGGGGTAGCTGGCGAAGATGAAGCCGTAGAAGAAAACTGTCATTTGACCGGGGAACCTTTAGGCGACGCCGGCGAAGACTTTCCACTTACTATGGAGTTCAAAAAGGACTTCGAAATAGATGAGGATTTGGCAAAAACCCATTCATATTCTGTTCAGGAACAACAGGCTAAAGGCATGCTAGACTTGTTCCGCATCATGGATCAGGGTTACGCTAAACGTGTAATAGCTAAACTAGATTCTTTTGCAGGAGTAAACCAGTATTTAGGAGGTTATACAGTTGATGATGCTACCGGAAATACAATTATTCCAGCAGCAGATTACAATGTAACCATGCTGGCTTATCTGGCAAAGGCGGCAATTATTAACAGGCTTAACAATTACTACCTAATTGATAATGGTGAAAACCTTTGGACACCTAAATTCCTTTCTGATGCAGGACAGGTAAAAGACGGTATTACACAGTCCAATATTTACGATCAATTTAAAATAGACTTCGATTTTATTAACTTCGCTAAAGCCGGGGTAGATACCGATACCTTGTTAGTAGATTCGAATTCGGTATTCTTTACTACCCGTACCCGTTTCGGCAATAGAGCACCTTTGGAGCGAAAAGCAGATCAGTTTGTTTCTGTAGTAACCTCTCCTTATACCGGCATTGACTATGACTTATATGTAGAAGTAGTTTGTCGAGTGGTGAACGGCAGAGACCATATTGTACGTATTTACCGCCTGCAAACTAAAGGCGACCTGTTACAAGCGCCGGAATTAACTTATTCAAGTGTGTTAGGCTTCCAGAAAGCCGCCGCTGCTGCTTAATTTGAATAACCTTTAACAGAAAGCCGGTGCATTTGTATCGGCTTTTTTAGTTTTATGCTACAAGAACGTTTTCAATATATTTTTGGGTTGACAAGGGGCAAGGTGCAGGTGAATGGTGCCATTGTTGATGATGTGAACAACACCTTTTCCTTTGCTTTAGATGAAGCGGTAGCCCGTATTAACCAATCTGATTCCGGTTTGTTTCTGGATGAAATGGATGAATTCAACCTAAACAAGGTACCCGTAGAATTGAATCCTGATACCGGATTACCTATTGTCAATACATTGTGGGATAAAGCAGCAAGGGCAAGACATAATGCGATAGGCGAACTAGAGACTGCCTTGTTCGCCGGTCTTGCTACCATGAACAAGCTTAAAAGTGAGCCGTTCCTGGGCGTTCTAGGAAGCGCTACCACGCGGGGTTATTTATCCCTGAATGAGGGGCAAAGCGTTACTACAGTTATTCAAACCAGCCAAAAGCCAGGGCACGTCGTGCGTATTAAATCTATTGGGCTGCATACCTCTTTAGATGCTACCGTACCAGTTACGATTAACGGTACAGAATATGAAGTACGCACCCGCGCAGGAAGGTTATACGCCAACATTCAGGAAAGACCGATTGTCGTTCCTTTAAACGGAGAGGATATTGTTATTTCCTATCCGGTAGGTGAGTTCTTAGTAGGCAATAACAAGATGTGTTATACCTGTTCGGGCCAGGCCCGGAAGATTACCCCTTACTTTCCTAATATCGAAACGCAGGAAGGTAACGGCCTAGTACTGGATATTCAAGTGGGATGCCAGCCGGATAATATGATTTATGAGAACTACTATAATCAGATTCATGCTACCGACCAGGTACTAGCCTATGCTGCCCGGTTTAAAACGGCAGAGTTGTTAATAGAAAGCATCATGAACAGTACCGAAATCAACCGCTATACCACAATGGATAATCAATTCTTATGGGGCAAGCGCAATCATTTCAGAAAAGAGTTTCAAGACCGGGTTAATTGGCTGGTAAGTCCAGATGGGTTTGATTTAAGTACGGATAACTGCTATCAGTGTAAACCACAGGTAGGGTTTAGAAAGCGGGGTATTTTATCATGATATTTGAATTAAGAGGCAGCTCCAAGCAAGTTGCTATAGTACAAGCAGCTTTGAGTCGTATTTTCTTTCCGTGGGGCAATTTAACAGCCCCGGAAGGTAATTTTATAATAGGCTGGACTAATTTAAACAGCGAAACATTAGCAAAAGTCCGGGCACATAACGGGCCACATACAGGCACACCTAAAGGCCCGGAAGATACCGAACTAATCGAAGGTGAAATTAACGGACGCAAATATACTTTAGGGGTATTCTATCCTTATTCCGGGAATATCTACATTGATAATGCCTTAGTTAACTATCCGGAAGTGGCACAAGAAACAGTATCAGCAGAGCTGGCCCACCTTTGCGATTACTTCTTACCCCTGACTGATGAAATGCGGGAGCAAATTAGCCTGTTAATGCACAACGGTAAGCCAGATAATCATTCCTGGTGGGAGAAAGTGGACTACGAACGGGAGTATTATTCTTTGGTCGGGGAGGGGTTTATGCAGGCATTTACATTGGCCTATTCAGATATGCCTTTTGATAATTCTGGTTTTGTGCACGGCATCACCAAAGAACAAGCACCGGAACTACGTAAGATTATCGGCATCGAACGCACAGACATGGTAGTAAAGCCAGAGTACAAGAAAATAGGTACCAGTAAGATATTCCACGATTTGCGCCACTACCCGCTTAAACCGGGTAAGGTTATTACAGATACAAAAGGGTTAATAGCTTGTAAAACGTGTAAGGTAAAGTATAAGATTTAAACTATTGACTAAGTTCGGAATTGACTAGGTTTGGAAGTTAGCACGTTTTTTAAGTACATAAAGGAATTTCTCCATATGTAATATTTGTCATTGTTGCTCATTGTTACCAATGCGTATTGCCCAACATGTTTACCTGATAATGGAAGATCAAAGTTCAATAAGTCAGACAAGGATAAAATAAACATTAAATTAATAGTGTCAAGTTGTTCTTTGTTCGTAAAATCATCAGCGCAAATACCGTTTTGCGACTTTTTAAAGTAATGTAATTGGTGAAACTCTTCCATATTATTTACACTGTATAATCCTGAATATACGTTTGACCTTTATTGGTATTCTCTATTTGAATATTGCGCTGGATGATAACAAAACCTAGATTATTGGCAGCAAGATTCTTAAATGTGGCAAAATCATCCTTTATATAAGCGCTACCATCTAAAAGAAGCAGAATGTGTACCCCATCTAAGGATAGTGCTTTAACTTTAAAGTTAACGGTTCGCTTTGCCTTTTCACTATAAATCATAAATACATCCCCTGGCTGCAATGTTTTAGGATCGTACTCTGGTAATAACTTTGGCTTACGTATAGTTAATTCAACTATATAAGAAGACATACCACTGAATAAGGGATAAAGCAATAAAATGAATATTATAACTGTTAGGATTTCGTATATCATAATATATTTTATTAAGAGCTAATGGGGGTTAATATCCTCATTAGCTCAATAGTTCTGTAAATTCAGTAAATGTTTTACCTTCTTTTTTAGCCTTGTTGTACTCTTTAATAAGGTCTCTTCTTATAAGTGCATCTTCCGGGGGAATGTAAATAAACTCTTTACCCTGATAGGTACAACCTCCTGTATGTCGGGCAACAGAGAAATAACCCATAGAGACGTTCATTATTACTTTGACTTCCTGTTGCATTACTTTCTTCATATCTTCTTTAGCTTACTTTTTCCGGTTCTATAATTTGATTAATGAGTCTTAGTTGTTTTAAAGAATAAGGACAAGTATAGAAGTTAAATAACTTGCTTAATTTTTCCCATAATTCGTTTTGTTCTTCCTCATCTTGGATTGCCTGTAAACATGGATAAACTTTATCGGGGTAATTACTGCTATTAGCTTCTACCTTGCTCTTTAACTCAAATTTGTATTCTCTACCAAAATTTGAGTTTTCATCTAAATAAAAGTATTTTTTACCCACCTTGATAATCGTACTTTCAAATGGCTCTTTTCGGGAACGCAATCCGGTTGATGGTTTGACCCATACTTTCAAACCAACTTGTACATCAAATTCTTCCATTACTTTCTTCTAATCTTCTTTTTAACATCATCCATCTTAGCAGCACCCCAAATTAGTAGTATAATTAAGGGTAACCATAATATATCCCAAAGCTCCAGGGTGTTGTTGGTAAGTAGGGATTGCAGGTCTTTTAAGGTCATGAGTTCTTAATCCCTGTTACCGTAACTTTTACATAAGGATGTTCTCTTGGATCGCCAAAATCAGCATTGTATTTATAAACATCAATTACTGTTTTATCTTCTTGTAACCCGAAATGTTTGCATAGTATCTCATGCAAATCTTTTTCGGATAATTCTATTTGTGTTTTTTCAATTGCCATAATTTACTTTCCTTCTAATAGTACATTTAAATAAAGTGATACTTATCATCTGTACATACCCCTAAAACTTCATAACCTGAGCAATCACATCGGTTTAAATATTCGTCCCCTGCGGCCCATGCATCTTTATAATTACTGAATGATTTAGGAAAATGATTGAAATCTGTTATGAGTTCGGCTACTCTGGTTCCTGGATTTAATAATACGTAGTACATATAATCTATTTATTTTCTAATAGTTGTTGTTCCCGGAGTTTTAGACCGGCATTGATAGCGGCTATCTCTGCTTTCTGGTATGGTAATTTATCACTTACCCACGGACCATCTAAGTGTACATCTTTTAATGAAACGAATGATCTGGCATCTTGCAGATTTGCATAAGGCTGATCATACACGCCTATTCCTTTCTCTCTTAAATACGCTTTGTAAACTCCGGATTGAAAGTCGTAGGGTAACTTATAGAAGTCATCTAAAATAATAGCTTTTGTTAAGCTACCGGATGTTTCATGGCGCCGGTAATGCTTATCCAAAATATAATTATTTAACTCCCTCTTTACTATTTCGGGTATTTCAACTTGATTGTTCATTGTTCTGATACTTTAAGAGTAGTAGCGGAGTGCATATTTAAGGTAACTCATCTTGCTTTGCTGCTTGAATATTCCGTTTTGCTTCTGCCCAGGCCCAGCTTTCTCTAATTCCTTCGCCTAATCTTTCTGGAATTTCAGTTGGTGCATCTGACAAAATCACAAAATAACTTTTATTGCCCGACCTAGGAATAAAACGTTTGTCTAAATGTGCATTAGGGTATTTCTGTTTTACAAATTCTTTAGCAGTCATAATTTAACCTAAAAATTCTACATAATAAGGGTAATAGTAGCTATGCTTACTCCAATAATACAAGCGCCATGTGCCACGTTTATTTCGAATTATTTCAGTCCATGTACTTGTCATAATTTATTTTAGTTAGTAGCGGAGTAGGTGTTTAAGATAAAATATTTTCAATTTCGCTCCATTCCATGCCCTCAGATTCATTATAATAATCCTCCCATTTTTGATCCTGTTCGTTCCACATCTCAACAATTATTACATTACAGTAATCAGGAATTATCTTATTGTTGTAAAGAAAAAGGTGTTGGTCAGCTAGAGCATCGCTAATCTTTTTCGCTTCTACTTCGTCGGAAACGTTAACAATAAAAGCGTCACAACCTAATTGTGGGAAATGGCAAACCCGGAGTTTATTTTTAACTTTCTGCATATTTTGAGTTGTTAAGGGTAGTTACTTAGTTACTTTGGTTGCCGCAATTCTTTCATTATAAGGAACAGCATATTTGTTAAAGAACTGCTGTTTCTCCGTTCGATTAGGGCAAAGCTTAATACCTACATCAATCAAAGCCCGTTCGATGCTGCTATAACCCTCAAATTGCTTTTCGTGAACCAAACTAGCACAAACATAAATAGCTTTATACCCTGAATATGAAGCGTAAAAGCTATCCGTTTTATCAATCCTAAATTCAGATGGTATGCTGTTGTAATTACCTTTCCATACAACTATAAATTTATCATTAGAATAGTATTCACCGGATCGGTCGGTAAACTGACCTTCAATATCAGCAGCATCTAAAAACCCTTTTATTTTTTCTAAAGCCGCTTTCCTGGATTCTTTAACTTCATTTACTGGTATTTCATACTTTTTCCTTTCTCTATTAGAAATAAGAGCATCA